GCGTTCGACGGCACACTTACCGCAATGCCCTCACCCTCTCTTAGCGTGATGCGTTGTTTTTCGGCGATGGTGGTGTCATTACCGTTAAACCGATTCATGTACACAGGCATCTGCCAGAATCCACCAATCGCTCGACTTGGTGCAAACTGAAAGGCTTGCGGCATAGTGTCAATCGCAGCACCGGACACCGTGACCGAAAGAGGGTTTCTACAAAACACCACCTGCGATGGCAGCGTTGCGTTGTTACTGTCAAATTTTGAGGCCGTGACTACATCGTCAGAGACGGTGTGCGCGGTGATGCGATACGTTTCATAAGCAATCGTACTGGTTGTTGTTTGCGCTATTACCTCATGCAGCCTTATTTTGCGGAGTCTGATGGTTTCGCCCGAACCTGTCGGGTTAAATATCACCAGCGGTGCAACGTGTGTCAAATAAGGATGTCCTGTTACTGCCGCAACAGAGAGTTCCTCAGAAAAGACAGGCGAATCCGCAATGTCGCTAACGATAAACGTGTTCATACAATAGGCGGCGCATCCATTATCTGCCAGTCATCAGCCAGCAATTCTTCCGGCGTGCCATCCTCACTTGGTCGAGGTTCATGATATTACTCCTTAGTGAAGTCCATATAGCTATGTAACAGACCAGCAGCGCCCGATACGTTGTAGAACATGTTCATCTGATTTTGACGCAGCGTGATTGGTTGCACGTCTGAATGCGGTATCCAGTCATAAATCACATTCAGCGGTATCAAGCACTCCAATTCGTCCGAAGTGGCAGAAGATGCGGCGGCTTCATCGCTTGACCATATCCAGCTATTCAGTATCAGCGCAGTCCCCGCAATCGTACCAGCGTGACCATAAGTTGCCGTGGTTGGTGCGGTGTTGGTGGTGTCATATGACACTGGTGTAACTGCTGTCGGCGCGGTTAAGCCAGGTGAGCCAGTTTGATACAGACGATGCTCCATAGAACACACCACACCAGTTACAGCGGCTGTCTGTGCGTTCGACATTCCCATGCGGCGAATTTTCAGCAATTCACTAGCGTGACTATTAAGGATGGCTCCCATGTTTTTAGTCGCTGCGAAAGCCACTGCGGGGTAGTACGTGCGGAAAGTTTGTGCCATGTTTTAAGCTCCTGTGATAATCTTGCCCGTGCCGACGGTCGAAGCAAACACGGTTGCCTCTTTCTCCAGCGTTTTAGGTATTGGTCTGTGGAAAATACGCCCAGCCTCAAGCGCTGCGACTGATTTAACGACAACATCGCGCTTATCGCTTGCTGACATATTGGTCAAGCGTTGGCGCTGTACTTTAAGCGTGTGATGAGCGGCTTGCTGTAACTGTGCGGTAGTCAATACCATCCACGAATCTACCAGCCAACGGTCGTGCTTTGGGTCGTAGTAGACGCGCAGGTTGCTCATACATCATCCGTTTCCTGCGAGATTACTAAGATACTTCCTAGCATTGGTCAACTTAGCTTCCACCTCATCAAGTTCACCCTTCGCAGCATCAACTGCGCTCAAAGTCTTATTCAACTCTAAACTGGCAGCGACCACCTCAGTATCAATATCGAGGGCTTCCTTATTAGCAGCGTCAATAATATCTTGAGCATCGGCAGCAGCTTTGGTGACTAACTCATCAGCCTTTGCGTTAGCCGAAGTGCGTAGCTTCTTGGCCTCATTCTTAGCCAATGCTATATCATTATTGGCGGATACCAGTAGAGACGCGCTTTGCTCAAGTTCGGTTTTGGTAGCATCAAGTCGCGCCAATGTTTCGCGCTCAACCTGTGCTGCATTTTGTAATGCTGATACAATCTTATCCGCTTCAGCAAAAGCCTTGTATATCCGAGATGCCTTCTGAATCTCGGCAATGACTTCATCAGGGTTCATGATAGGGTCGCTCATCTTACGCTCCTTCGGCAGCACATCTGAACAGTGAGACTTGTAGTACCATCTCCTGCGGTAACAATTGGGCGAATATATCGAGGAGCTTCAAGTATGGCCTCCATACCTGCCGCTGTCTTAGTAATTGCGGTAGATGACGGGTCAGTCAAAGCGAACCAGTCGGAATTGTTGTTTGACCCCTGCATGGTGATAGAACCGCCGACACCAAACGTACCAGTGATAGTCACTGTCTTGTCAGCATAGTCAATCAGTTCAACCGCCGCACCAGTGTCACCATTGAGCAGACCTGTCCACCCAATGATACAGGCGGGAACCCCTGCGGGAATTTCACTACGAGTAGCAGCACGTTCAGCCATGGTCTACCCCTTATGCAATCGGACTGGTTTCAGTCGTCTTGAGGTAATTAGTGATAGCCTCTAAACCAAGTATCACTTGTAATTTGTTGGAATACACGGAGTCATTGACACGCAACTCAATAGCTTCGCTGGAAGTGGATGCGCCCTCGGTAATCAGACTTTCCATCTGTTCACCTAGCACTACAGAATAAAAACGATCAGCCATGTTGTTCTCCTAGAGGGGGAGGGGGTCGAAACCCCCTCCTGTCGTTAAATGGTATAACGAACCTTAACTGCAACAGACCCTGTGCCTGTGGTAACAGCAGTGGTCGCGCAAGTTAATACAACGTCATACTTGGTTCCCGGCGCTGGTGCAGTAGCCACACCAGCAGCTTGCCACAGTGGTTGGTTCTGCTTCAGTATCGTGTTGATAGTTGACTCATTGGTTACATCAGTCAGCGCTACAGCCGATGCACAGTTGATTGCCGAGGCAAACAAGTCCGCATCCACCACAGCACCACCATCGGTCACAGTACGGTACACACCTAAATCAAACGCACCAGCGGTTTGAGCGCCAGAGGCGAACGTGACATTCTCAACAATCGCGTATGCGTCAATTTCACACATACGGATAGTTGACCCAACGTTAGCCGAAGCGGGAACAGATAGCAGGTAACCTTGAGTAAAGCGCAAGACACCTGCGCTACCCGCGCCGGGGTTGTTAAAAACACGAGGGGAAGCATCACGATTAGTGATACTAGGGGATGATAAAGTTTCTAAAGCCATGTCAGTTTCTCCTTAGTTAAGTCGCGTTATTACGGACGATAGGACTCGATTGCGAATACGCGATTCTCTTCCAAGCGCGTTGCACCGGCGGTCATCTTGGAATACAACTGCCAAGGTTCACCTTGCAAGTCATTACGCTTGCTGACCGAGTTCTCAATGTCGTCCCACAATCCGAGGTACATGCCTGATTTGACCCATACAGGCAGCGCAACTTCATTAGTGCCTGCCAGTTGAGTTTCAATCAGTTCGCAATGCACGAAGTTAAAGCCGAGGAATGAAGTGACCATGCCGTTTTGCAACACAGGCAATCCGCCATTGAAGTCCGCAGAAATCACTTGAATCTCGTTCATCAGCGAAGCATGGTCTGCGGCAGTGATGCCGATGAACGCCTGTTCCATGTCAAAGTCAATATGCTTGGACATCATCAGTTCCTTAACGGCTTTGATTTTAGCTACGTTCAAGCGGGAGTTTGCACCACCCACTGCTACGTCAACTTCATTACCTGCGTTAAATGCAGTGCTTGTTGCACCAGTTTCACCAGTTCGTGCTGCGCTTGTAAATGCGGAACAAATCAATCTATCGAACTGACGACCAGCGGCCATCACTGCATTCTCCACGTAGGTAGAAGATGGGTCGGTGATTAGACGCAGCTTGTCAAAACTGTCAATGAGTTGCGGTAAGTCAAAGTCGGAAGGGAATACCCAACGGCGGTCAGTTTGAGCATCCACACGAGACATCGGATTATAGCGACCAGTAACGGGCTGCATCTCGATTGAACCAACTTGGTCAACTGGTGATGCTTGTTTACCGACATGGTTGCCTGTAGTTACTGCGTTGCGAAGCTTGGAACCCTTTTGTTGAAGCAGAAGGGCAATGTTGGTACTGTACTGCTGCACATAATGAGTAGGCAGATTAGCAGACATGATAATTCTCCTGATTGGTTAAGTAAAAGTTTGTGTCCTTTTTAGGCGGATACAATCCTCGACTTGTCCTCATCAAGAGGGGTCTATTTTTTCGACACTGAAATCGTGGGGCGCTGTGTCGGCTTTTCCACTGCTGGTGTGTCTTCTGCCAGCTTTATAACATGAGAATACAACTTTCCCGATAGTTCTGCAACCCCCTCGAACCGATTACTCACCGATGGGCTGGTAAGAGGGATTGCCAGTCGTACACACTCTAGTGCAATCTCCTCTTTGGTCATGATGGATATGCAAACTGCATGAGTCTGTCCATCTCGGCCTTCTTCTGCACATTACCGCTTAAATAACCAACGGTCCATTCTTTGTCACCCTGTAGTTGTCTGATACGAGCCTGTGCGCCAGCGGGTGTCATCATCCCACCATTTGAGTCACCAGCTACATAAGTGTCTTCCCCGATACGCCTACCAATGTTAGCCATTGTCCGCATCAGGTCAGCGAAACCAAGTGACTGCTCCATCTTGTCAATCTTTTCAGGACTAAGTCCAAGTGCCTTGGCAGCATTTTTTGCCATACCAATTTCCTGGTCGTACGCTTGACCCCATTCT